CTTGATACAAGTAAGTAACTTCTCCGACACCTAACGCATATAACGGTGTGGGTATACTTAACTTGTAAGTGTCGGCATACGCGGTAGAGTTTGTTTGGGTAGCTCCTTCGGCATACAACGCACCGTATGAAGTCATGTTATAACCAAAATTATCATACCCTTTACCAGAAGCACTACCAACTACCACGGTAGCTGTAGGAGCGCCTCCAGACATAACAGGAATAATAAAAGTCATGCAATGCCACTACCTGTTATGTAGTAAATATCATCAGTAGGATCAACTATAAATATAGTTACAACGCCACCTGCGGATATGGTGCGAGCTGTACTAGCCCCAGCAACACTAACCATACTACCTCCGGTTAGCCATTTTAGCGTCGTGCCACTAGGCACAGATATAGTTACCAAATCATCTGCGCTATCGCCTATGTTAGCTATAGTCCACGTTGCCCCACCATAATCAGCAAAGTTTGCACTTGCATCGGTCAACGTCATAGTAAGCCCACCGTTTTTAAAACAAGTGGTAATAGCGCCTAATTCGGCTAGCGTTAGGTTAAAGTTGTCTGTTTTTTCTACGGGTGCGGCAAACGCGTTTGTAGCTTTTAACCGGTCTACAGTGGTCTTACCTGTACCATTTGGTGATATAGCTATGTCAGCGTTCGCGCCTTGTGTAAGCGTCACCGTACCTGCGTTAGTACCTGCATTGGTGTCTAGCACTAGATTGCCTGTACCATTAGTTGTTATGGTAGTCGCTGTGTCTGCTACACCAACAACAATCTCTCCAGTACCATTTGGTATAAGTGATATACCGCCGTCAGTATTTGTAGCTGTTATGGCATTAGCATCTATCTGTAAGTTGTCTACGTGCAGTAAAGGTAAGAAATCAAGCGCAGAAAACACATCTGTACCGTTACAGTACAACAAGGCTGTTTCTCCTACAGGTATGGCTACACCCGTTTGGCCAGACACTTTTACCGTTACCGCGTGGCTTGCGCTACCGTTATGTACTAAATACAGCTTAGTTTTGGTTGGTACATTAAGCGTACCTGCCCCACCTAACGCAGTGCCACCTGTGCCATCTTCTAGTTTTAGCATCATGTTTCTAGCGGTAGATACAGAACCGTCTGTCATAACTAATGTGGCGGCGTTGCCCGCCCAAGTATTAATTGTTTCTCGCCCTGCTACAGCCTGTTCGACTAACGCAGTAATTGAGTTATTTATGGACGTGCCCCAAGTGCCGTCTAAGTCACCTTGGTCTGGCTGAAGTAGCCCTAAATTAGTTGTGTGCGCCATGGTTTACCTCTATTCAATTCGTATAATTGCGCTATCGCCTGCGGCTGGAAACTTAACTATAAATGTACCCGCAGTTACTGTTTTATCGCCACCGAAGTCCAATACTGCAATTGCATCATAAGGGCTAGCCCCGTTGTATATTAATGCGCCCGCCGCTGTAAACGTAACGGTTGACCAACTAGAGTCTGCAAAATCTACGTACGCCGTAGTGCCTGAAGTGGCCACTGTTGCTGACAACACGTTGCCACCAGAAACATAACTACCTCCTGAAACTTCTTCAGACCCTAACTCAGAATACGATGTTGTTTCTGGCCCTATGTTTGCGGTGCTTTTTACCAACGCCATTTTTATTGTGGCCGTGGAAAAGTTTATATCCGCTTCAAGCAGATTCTTTTTAAATAACGTTGTAAGCCCTTGAGATATAGCCATTATTGTGAGTTTCCGTCACGAAGTAAATTTTCACTAAGTTGCGCCGCTAGTTTTAATGAACTTAAATACTGTTCGTTGTATATAGCCACTATATCTTGTTCGGCTTTCATAAATCTAGCCGCTTCTACTAGCGCTCCGTTTAGTAATACATTGTCAAAATTATCCCCCATCCAGCTTGTGGCATTGCTTGCTTTGTCTGTCACACCATTAGTTATAGACTCTGGGTAAGTATAATATGTGTGTACAAGGGTATAATTAGCGTCTTGTTTAGGGCCAAGTAAAACTTGAATATTGTGGTATATATCTGTACCTTCGTCAGCGGCACTGCTGGGCGCAACTAACGCATAATATTTAGGCCGACCAGTAGCGCCTGAATCTGGATACGCGTCAAGGATAAACGAGTAATCTTTTTGTATTAGCGGAGTATGTGCGGTTTCGCCAGTGACTCTGATAAGTAGTGAATCTGTGTATAAATAAGTAGCCGATTCTGAGACATTTATTAATACAAAATTACTCTGCCCTGAAGTTATATCCTCCGTATCAATTAACCGCATTGCAGGAAACTTTATAGCCTGAAATACAGACTGCTCAGTCTGTTTTATAAACGTATTAAGTTGATCAACCGTAAACGTATTTTCGGTAGTATCTTCTATGGCTGTAACTAACTTTGCATAATTCATGATGTTTCCACCGTCACTTTACCTACCCTAGCTTTTCCGACTAGATTGTTTAGTACGTCACCAGAGGTGATGCCTCCACCTACAGGGCTAAACCCGTATTGTGTAATTCGGCTTTCATCTACACCGACATCGGGTCGTGGGTTTCTTATAGCCTGCGGATCATCTACAGGAAACTCACCTAATTTATTTTGTGGGTGGTCGGGGTCATAACACGTTGGGCATACCTTTATGTTTGTTTCTCGCCCGCGCACAACGAGTATTTTTAACTGCCGTAGTTTGTACTGTAGACCACACCTGTCGCATATGGCTAATGCTTTTTTACCTGAAGCAAACCGCCTACTCATTACAAATACCCAACACGCGGTACAAAATGCGCTGATGTTTTTTCGCGGTCTTCAGTAGAAGCTAAAGCAAACTGCTCTTCGTACGATTGTTTTAGTATTTCTATGCGTGGAGCTAGCTCGGGCACTTTCATAGCGATGTAATACGCTAACCCCGCTACCAGACAAGGTAAAAACCTAAAGGGCATATCTGCTGTTTCCGCACCGTTGCCTGCGTCTTCTATACGTCTAAGGTAAAAGAACTCTAGGGTATACTCACTGCTTTTGTCTGGTACTGGCCATACAGTTACTGTAGGCACGTTGCTTTCTTTTTCGCCCAAACGTTGTACAAATATTTGCAGGGGTCTACCTTCTATATTTTTGTTTGGTATTGACGAGTAGGTGCTAACACTCACCCTACTTACAGATATATCTGCCTGCGTAGTACCCGTACCTGTGCGTATATTATGCTCAATGATGTCTATACAATCAGAAGGTAGGCTATAACTTGCTTGGCCTTTGACCATAGCGATACCAGTACCTTGTTTGATTGTCCACATGTTGATACCACGGTTAGCCCACTCAATAGTCAGTAGGTTCATAGACCGACGTGCAGTACGTAGGTCATAGCCAGAACGCATCTCACGACCGGCACGTTCCCATGCTTCTTCGGCAATCTCTGTAAAGTCTAAATTAAAAGCTGTAGTCCCTGAAACGGCCATATGTCACCTACGTATAAAGTGTTTTCTTGCGGCGCTGTACTTTACCACAACCCCTAGCAATCTTGCGTTTGCCTTTTGTTAAACCACCTTCTTGCATCTTAACAGTAGCGGGTTTAGTGTTCTTGACCACGGTTTTCCCCTTAGCGCCTTCACGCTTCTTTTTCTTAGCAGTAGCGGCTCGCTCGCCTTTACTTAACGAGTTAGCCTTACTGCGTGGTAAGCAACGGTCGGGGTTCTTCTTGTCCTTAGACGTGCCACATTTGCCCTTGACTTTACCGTCAGTGCCTATGCGAACCCAGTCTTGGTCAACCCACTTCTTGAGATCACCCATTACTTTTTCTTCTTTTTGCCCTTGCCGTAGCTAGGGTCTTTGCAATACTTAGATGCGGCCATATTTGCATAAGCACTGGGGTATGTATCAAATGTGCGTTTAGCCCACGCCTTACCGGATGGGCATATCTTACCACCAGACTTATACCTTACTGCGCCGCCTGAGTTGTATGAACGCATAACTACCTCATTTTACACTTACGAACGCCTTTCTTAGCGATACCTGCCCCGCGTACTTTACCTTTAGACTTAGATTTAGTCTTTTTCTTAGCAACACCGCCATTAGCGTAGCCTTTTTTAGCCATACCGCCGCCTTTCATGCCGGGCATCTTAGGAGGCATACCACCGGGAGCACCGCCACCAGCGGCGGCTTGCGCCATCATGCGTTTTTTCTTTTGCTCAGGCGTTTCCATTCCGGGAGCCGCGCCTGCGCCCATACCAGCCATAGGAGGTTTAGCGCCGCCAGCCATAGGCATACCGCCAGCCATAAAGCCTTTTTTGCCGACTTTACCGCCTTTCATGTAGCCTTTCTTAGCCATACCGCCTTTCATCATACCTTTTTTCTTTTTTACACCTTTACCTTTTAAAATGTCAGCCTGTGTTACTTTACCGTCTCCGGTTAAGTCAGGAAATGATTTCTTAGCCATCGTCTGTATCCTCTGCGTATAGATTGTTAAACACTCGTTGTGTATCCCAAACATATTCTACATCTTGTTTTGAGTGGTAGATATGCTGGTTCGGTTTAAAGTCTGGCGCACCTTGTCCTGTTTCAAACCATGCTGGATGTGTAACTCTAACACGATTGTTTGGTAGCGCCACCATATTTCCTTTGTATGGCCCATCTAACAACTCCAAGACGTGTGACTGCTTGTGTTGCGCTGGGTCATCCGCTATCTCACTGTCAGTATAGTCTACAGTAAAATAGTATTTAGCAGGGTAGAACTCTCCATCTACTTTAGCTATCCAAGGGGCTGGAGTAGCTCTGCCTATTACGTGTACTGTGTGCTCATGTGACATACAGTCCCATGGTTGTGCTACATGTGGCGGTAGCGGCTCTGGCCATGCTTCTAGCGGTGTATCCGCTACTAACGCCGTAATCGGTAAGCGTGCCCACATTGCGCCACCGTGAACATTCATTTCGTCTTCATCATGGTCAGATTCACAACCTGTAAATATAACCTGAAAACTTAAACTTCTGTTTGGCATTGAGGTAACTTGTACTACCATGCAATGCAAAAATTCGCCGTGATACTCCTCAAGATTCTTCGTATACTCCCGCCGTACCCATGCTTTGAAATAGGGCACGTTTGATTGTAAAAACGCCATTTAACATCTCCATCTTCTTCTCGCTTGCCGCAACCTTGAATTTGGATCTTTAGCCGCTTTAGGGAACTTTTTCATTTGTCCTGCGGAGCGTGCGCAGTATGATTTCCTGCGTGATGCTCGTTTCCCTGTCGGTTTCTTCTCAGTTACTGCCGTTTGTAATTTGCTACCGGGATTTTTCCGGCGATATTTCG